TATTAACTTATGCAGACTTCTCAATCTGCGGGCCAGGACGGGGCCAAATCCGTCCAAGTGACGGAAGACTTAGGTCTTCCTGATGCCTACCGGCATCGATTCTTTGATAAACCAGAGAATTGGTCTGACAAGGTTTTGTCATCTAGGATTAACAAAAATCCTATCGTAGATTTATGTCTACGTCTGTCCACCTTCCGGGTTGGACCGAACAGCAATGGCTGTTTTGACCCAAAATTGGGTAAGGACAACGTTCGTGGTCCTAGAAGACTCTACCAAATGATTGGGAGGTTCCTCGAGAGAGGAACCTTCAATCGGATGGTTTGTTCTTCTGAGCGACAATGGAAGTTTGTCGAGGAATGTTGGATAGCCAACATGCACACTGTTATTTTAAATCAGTGTTTCGATCCAGTTAAGCTAGATCGTAAGCTTTTCAGATCTATCCAGATCTATAAACTTTGGTTTATCAAGTTTTTCTTCGCTGGTAAGCGAAAGACCGTTTTGAAGAAAAACGGCAAGAAGAAAGTTGTCTTCTCACCTCTCAATTTTGAGAAAGGCCTTAAGGGCCTTAAAGCCATTTCTGGATGGCTTCAGTGGGCCGCTTTAAGCGACATGAAGGAGCATAATGCTCCTCCTCCACCGATCCCTTACTGGGATGGTTGGCATTCTGAAACTCAGAATCTCGAACTTAAATGGTTCGCGGGAAGTCTTTCCCGTTACAGGTCAATATTAACCGACCTTAAATTCACAAATGCTGAATTAACTAATCTTTGTCAGATTAGAACCTTCGGAAGGGCACTTCCGTGTCCAACCAAGAACATGTGTTCTGAAGCCTTCCGTAATCAGATGGCTATTCTCACAACTGAGAAGATCACTCCACCGGAGAGATTAAGAGTGGTTTCCCACTTTTCTAATGAGCTCGGAAAAAGGCTCAATGTAAGGGAGATGCCTTTACATACTCATGTCTCCGTGAGTACCTCAGGCTGCTTCGAAAGAAGCCAAGAAGAGGGAGGACTGGCCGGTGAGGTCAGTAGCTGGATAAACCAGCTGGACGTACCACTTGATCAAATCAAAGTGGGTCCAAGGCACTTGGGCGGTGCCTTTACAGATACATTGTTGGATCTTTTCGAGTCATGTGGCCCGATAATAGACATCCTCGATGTCTATGGGGAAGCTCTCTTCCCTAGACCAAAGTCCTTTTATGGACTTAGCGTTGGTCTTAAAGGCCTAGGCCTTAAAAGGAAAAACCTTTCCTTGCTCGACACCCTTTACGGTGGTGCCGGACTTTCCTCGAAGAAGAGGAAAGCATCAAAGTTTCTTGACGAAGAAGCTCTTCCTTCCTCTCTAGGGAAGGTCATACTTCTCTTGTCTTCTGTTCTCGCAGAAGACCAAGGAGTATTCCTGTCTGATCTGACAGGGAAACCTTTGTATCCAGAGGTATATTTGCATGTCGCAAATTGGAAAATCCCGGTTTACCGGGGAGGGCAAATGAGACATCATCTCATTTACAAGCCCATCGACATGCCAATGTCGAAGCTCGACTGTTTAGCCGAGCCGGGCGCAAAAACTCGCCCGCTTGGTAAAAACCAAGCTTGGTTCACGATGGTGACCCGAGCCATGAGATTCATGGCTGAACCCATCCTGTCGAGGGATGGGAGAGCCAGAATTGGCTTAAGGTCCACAAATAAGATGTGGACCTTTCTTAAGTACCTTAAGAGAGTTGCACCAAAATATGCAACTTTGATCTGTCAATCAACAGATTATAGATCAGCAACTGATCTGATTCCGCTTGATATCTTACAAGCGTTGTGGACAGGCTTCCTTCGTAGCCTCCCCAAAAGACACCCATTCTGGGTCTTTGGTTCTTTGATTGTTTGTCAAAGGCAGATGTTCAAGGCATCTAAATTCTCCCGACTGGAAGAAGAGTTCCCTGACGGGACTTTGAACCTTCGTGGTTCATTCATGGGAGAACCCATGAGCTTCCTAAGTTTAACTTTGGAAAATCTCCTCGTTGAAGAGATTTCATCACATTATTATTATAATGTTGAATCCCGAGTTTGGGATTTCCCTATCAAGAGGGACCTCTTGAGGGGAGACCCGATTTGTGTCTGTGGCGACGACGTCGCCGCCCTCAGGGGTGACCTGAGGAGAATTTTCCTTTTTAGGAAAATTGCCATCGATATGGGATGGGAATTCTCCTGGAAGGAGGGTATATCCTGTCGGATATTGATCTTCTGCGAAGATCATGCTCTTGTCACAAGAGATGATAAAGGAACTTCAATCCTTTATGTAGACGTTATAAAGTCACGTCTTCTCACGACCATGAGCCGTGAACACTCCGATAACAGGAGTTCCATCCTTGGCAAAGGAAGGATGTTAAGTAATCAGCTCGATTACTTTGAGAACAAAAATCTCAAAATAGCTGTTTTAGGCTATTTCAGAAACATCTTTGACAGATGTTTCTCTTACGGTATAATCCGTAATCAGGCGTGTAAGATGCCTATATATCTTCCACCTTGTGCAGGTGGCATGGGTCTTCCCATTGTAGACAGCTTGATGCCGTCTTTCATGTGGCCATACATTGGACACGTATTTGAGGTTTTAGACCTCAAATCCGAATCTGATAGATTCGTTAAACTTGCTGAGCTTGCAAGCTTGAATAGTCGTATCAAACACGGCTTCAGTTCGGATACAAATCCGATACTTAAGTCTATATTTAAGACTTATTCCAAGGCTATACCTGGAAAGCGTGAAGTGAGTTCCACTTCAATTTACGACGACTCGTTCGTAATAACACTTTTACAAGAAGTGTATCAGGTTGAACTACCTGACGACCCATATGTTCACACATATGATTTCTCATCTCTGAGAAATGAAGCCAATAGAATTGGCTTCGTCCCGCTCACTTCTTTGACAGAAGAAGTTGAGAGGGTCATGAATTTTCAAAAATTCATTAAACACGGTTCTAAAAGAGAACCGAGGACATTCAACACTTGGTTGAATTCTTCCAAAAAATACTGGAAGTTCCTCTCCGATCCTTCGGAGTCTTCTCGACTTTCGAGAATTGGGAAAAACCGATGGAAATCGGTTGCTGCTCTTGAAAAGAGCATAACCAGAGGATTCTCTGGTTGGATCTACGTCGGTGAAGATGTAGAGCAGATGACTCTGATCAACTCAGGTCCATCTTTAAAAATCTCATTTTCTCGAGATTCAAGACTCGGCGGAAAGCTGCGTCTGTATAATCAACCCTTTCGGGATGATTAGCCGGCTAAGGCTGGATAGCTGTCGAGGCAGCTTAGGAATTTGGCGTTCCTTCTATCCATTGGGCTTGAGAACCCAGGGTAGGTTAACGATAGTTAACACAAGCAATT